GTGGCTGAGAAGACCATCACCGTTGACGACCTGCTGATCTCCAGCGCCTTCGTTTACGAGCTTGATGAGATCCTTTCTCATTACGACCTGCGTAGCGAGATCTCCCGTAAGATCGGCTATGCTCTGGCTGAAAAGTATGACCGTCTGATCTTCCGTGCTATTGCACGTGGCGCTCGTGCTGCTTCTCCTGTGTCTGCCACTGGCTTCGTTGAGCCTGGCGGTACTCAAATCCGTGTTGGTTCTTCGACCAACGAATCCGACGCTTACTCCTCCAGCGCTCTGGTGACTGCATTCTATGATGCAGCTGCTGCTATGGACGAAAAGGGTGTGTCCATGGATGGCCGTGTTGCCGTTCTGAACCCCCGTCAGTACTATGAACTGATCCAAGCTGTTGGCACCAACGGTCTGGTGAACCGTGATGTCCAAGGTACCGCTCTTCAGGGTGGTCAGGGCATCATCGAGATCGCCGGTATCAAGATCTACAAGTCCATGAACATCCCGTTCCTGGGCAACTACGGTACCAAGTACGGCGGTACCACCGGTCAGACTTCTCCTGGCAACACCGGTTCCTTCATCGGTGAGTCCCTGGAAGATGCTTCGACCGCTCAGACCGGTATCAACAACGACTACGGTACTGCCGCTGAATTCGGCGCTGTGTCTGCTGGCCTCATCTTCCAACGTGAAGCTGCTGGCTGTGTTGAGACCATTGGACCTCAGGTTCAAGTCACCAGCGGTGACACCTCCGTCATCTACCAAGGTGATGTGATCGTGGGTCGTCTCGCCATGGGCGCTGACTACCTGAACCCCGCTGCTGCTGTTGAGCTGTATGTGGGTGCTACTGCACCTTCTGCATTCTGATCTTTATTCAGATCTCTACTGGGGAGCTTCGGCTCCCCTTTTTTTTATCTTTTGATAGGTAACTATGCCCTTTCCTACTTATGCTGCGTCCACCGAACTGGATGCTGTAAATCAAATACTTAGCTCAGTGGGACAGGCTCCTGTCACCACACTAGATCTTCAGAACCCTGAAGTGTCTATTGTACTTAACACCCTCCGTGAAGTTAACCGTCAAGTTCAAACAGAAGGTTGGATCTTCAACACTGAACGTGATTATGAGTTGACTCCTGACAGTACAACTAATCAGATTACTTATCCATCCAATATGCTTCAGATCGACACCAACAAGCCTCACCATAAGGCTGAGTATGATGTCGTTCGTCGTAACGGTAAACTGTATGATCGTTTGAATCATACCTATACCTTCACTAAATCAATCAAAGCCGATGTAGTTTGGTTCTTTGATTACACTGATATTCCTCCTGCTTTTCAAGTTTACATCACTGCACGAGCTGCACGTATGTGTGCTGTGAAGATGATTGGAGATCGAGAAGTACAAGCACTGCTTCAAGAGCAAGAACTGATGACCCGTGCTGCAGCCATTGAATATGATTGCAACCAAGGTGATTATTCTATGTTTGGATTCAGTGATGGTAAGGACTATTACAACAGCTATCAACCCTTTCAAGCATTGATGCGATGAGCACTATTACCCAACGGATTCCAAACTTTTTGCTTGGCATTTCACAACAACCCGATAATCGTAAGTTTCCTGGGCAGCTTCGGGATTCTGTTAATGCGTTTCCAGACTATGCTCTTGGATTGCTTAAGCGTCCAGGCGGTCAGTATGTCACTGAATTGTACGGAGCTAGTTCTTCAGGCAAATGGTTTTCTATCCTGAGGGATGCTCAAGAAAAATATGTAGCACAGTATGATGACAATACGTTTCGTGTTTGGAGCTTGCTTGATGGCAAGCCTAGACGTGTTAACATGGGCACCAACACTGGTGTTCCGGGTACCTGTAATCAAACAGATCTTCAAACTGCACTAACTAATTACAACAATGCTGTAGCTTTAACTGAGACTCGTTTGACTCAGCTTAATGCAGCACAAGCTAGTTATGCTGAGATCCTAGCTGGACAAAACGCTACCACTATTTCTTTGTTCAAAGTTGATTACCAATACCCTAGTGGTTATGTTGATCAATTCCTGATCTCTGGTATCCTCAAAAAAGCTGACGGTACCTATCTTGTTAAGAACAACAATGCTGTTATCAGTGTAGCTTCTACTCTACCTAGTGGTTACTCGTTGGGTATTGAATACACTGATGAGCAACCGCTGTTGGCTGCTGAAGGTAATCGTATCTTCCAAGCTATTCTTGAAGTAGCTGCTGTCAACACTCCTGCTGAGTTGTCAGCTGCTCTGACCGCTATGAACACGGCTCAGACCAACTACGACAACGCTGTGTCTGCAGAAGCTACGGCTAAGACTGCTTATGACGCTGAAGTAACTGATTGCGTTATCTCCGCTACTCCCTCCAATGGTTACCTATATGGTGCTACGGCTGCTGATATTGAGCTGCTTACTCTTAATGACTACACCTTTGTTCTTAATAAAGCAAAGACGGTAGCTCTTAAAACTGCTACGTCTGCCGCTAAACCGCACGAAGCATTTGTCGTTATTAAAGTAGTTGGTACTGGTCACTACCGTATTTTCTTAGATGGTGTTGAGCGGGGTACTCATAACGCTGGTGCTGGTGGCGATCTTGATAGTATTATCAATGATTTGGTGGCTGACATCAACGGTCAAACTTTTGGTGGTAAAACCTATACTGCTGTCAAGGTTGGTCCTGGTATCTATATCAGTTCTACTGCTGCGTTTACTATTTCAGTGAGTGGTGCTGTATCCGACACCGCAATGTTTGTCTTCCAAGAGTCTACCCCTACCGTTGCTGACCTTCCTATCCAATGTAAAGACGGTTATGTCGTTAGAGTAGTCAACAGTATTGATGTTGATGTTGATGACATGTACGTCAAGTTTGTAGCCGATAGCGGTGCTACTTATGGTACTGGTGTCTGGGAAGAGACGATTGCTCCTGGTATTCAATATCAGTTTGATGAGCTGACCCTTCCACATCAACTAGTAAGACAGGCTGATGGTTCATTTACCTACGGTCCTGTTACTTGGGAAGATCGGTTGGTTGGAGATCTTGAGACTAATCCTAACCCTAGCTTTGTTGGTCAGAAGATTAACAACTTGTTCTTCTATCGTAACCGCCTAGGTTTCCTGTCTAACGAAGCAGTTGTTCTTAGCCGAGCTGGTGACTACTTTAACTTCTGGGTTACCACTGCTTTGACTGTTACTGACGATGATCCGATCGACATCACTGCGTCTTCGGTTCGTCCGGTAAACCACCGTTATGTCCGTCCTACCAGCGTGGGTCTTGTTTTGTTCAGCGACACTGAGCAATTCATCCTGACTACTGATGCTGACATCCTTAGCCCTAAGACAGCTAAGATTAACGAGTTGTCAAGTTATGAGTGTGATGCTTCGGTAGAGGCGGTTAACCTCGGCACTAGCCTGGCATTCATCTCTAAAACACCGCTGTTCACTCGTCTTTATGAGTTGATTGGTATTAGTACTGATCGTCCCCCTGAGATGTCTGAACAAACTAAGATTGTTCCAGAACTAGTACCTGAAACGGTTGATTCGTTGATTGCATCACCTGGACTTTCACTTGTCTCATTGGGTACTACTGGCAGCAGTGTTGTCTACCAGTATAAGTTTCTTGAACAAGGTCAACAGCGAGCCTCTGCTTGGTACAAGTGGGACTTGACTGGTAACCTATTAGATCAATTCTTCGATGCTAACACCTACTACGCTACTGTTACAGACGGTACTAACGTATTTGTTCAGTCTTATGACCTGACTCAAGCAAATGAAGAAGGTTTCTTGACCCTCCCTACTGGTGAAAAGACTGACATCTGCCTTGATATTTGGAACATCAACCCTTACCGAACCTATAACTCTTCTGCTAAAACTACTCGTATCTTCCTTCCTTACGATAACATCAGTGGTAAGACGTTCTCTGTGCTGGTCCTAGGAGGCTACATAGGCGGTTCTAATGAACTGTCTAGTGAATCGGTAGGCGCAGTACTTTATCCCACCGTACAGGGGACTGCAGGTGCCTATTACGTTGATGTAGACGGTGACTATCGTGGTAGAGATTTGATTATTGGTTACGTTTATACGATGACCGTTGAGCTTCCTAAGTTCTTTGTAACACAATCTGAAGGTCAATCTGCTACTTCTGACTTTACCTCTGATCTTATCATTCACCGTGTCAAAGTTTCCACTGGACTTAGCGGTCCTGTGAAGTACGACGTAAGTATTACCGGTAGACCTGAATGGAGTAATACCATTGAAGCTACTGCTCCTAATACTTATGATTTGAACAGCGTTAACATGTCTGCTGACGCTATTCATACCATCCCTATTTATCAACGTAATGAGAACCTCACCTTTAAAATTATTGGTGATACTCCGTTCCCATTGAGTCTGTTGAGTTTGAATTGGGAAGGTAAATATAACACTGGTTTCTATAGACGCTAATGACTACATCCACCCGTGGTTTCACCTTTAGACCAGCAACCATTAACGACACCTTAGAACTAACCAGTCAGATGCTACCGAGAGGGCTGCAAGACTTTGAAAGGGTAGGGGAACATCCTGTCCTTTCAATTGCTTTGTATTTACATGAAGATGATTCCTATCTGATCTACGGACCAGATGGGGATCTTTTCGGTGCATATGGAGTAAGTGATGACAATAGTTTCTGGGTACAAATGACTAATGTAGTCAAAGATAAACCTAGAACCTGGGTTAGATTTGGTTTGGCGTTAATGAAACATATAAATCGTCCTTATCTATGGACGACTATTGATATTGAAAATACCCAACTTATTAAATTAGTTAGGTTTTTAGGTTTTAAGGTTCTACGGGTGTTTCCAGATGGACCTGACAATGTTTACTCTATAGAGATTGTACGATTATGGCAGGATTAAGTGCTGGTAGCGGTGCCGCCAGTTATATCACAGGAGCTTTTAGTAGTGGTGGTGGTAGCACAGCGGCTTCAGCCGGTCTATTCGCTAACCCTGTAGGTCTTGCTCTTGCTGGTGGCCAACTGGCTTTGGGCATTGCTCAAATGGTTCAAGCCGGTAAGGCACGTGAACAGCAAGTTTACAACCAGACCTATCAAAACACACTAACACAAAAACTTAACGAGTTTGCACGTCAACAAAAAAACGAGCAGATTGCTAGTGCCTTTGGTGCTAAACTTGACTTTGTTAAGGGTCAAATTGAAAACAACTTTCTAGCAGCTCAAGCCTCTTGGACATCTGAACAGATGCGCCTCAATGAAATCTATGGGCGAGCTGCTTTTAGAAGTCAAAGTATGCAGCGTCAACTGGCACAAGCTGTTGGTTCTGCTGCAGCACGTGAAGTGTACGGTAAAAGTGCAAGACGTGGTGCTCTTGTCTCCACGCTTGGTGCTTACGGACGTACCCGTGCTCAGCTGGTAGAACAGCTTTTGTCTGAAAAGACTGCAACCAAGATGAGGATGGAACGCACGGAACAACAAAAACGTTCTCGTGATAAACTCACCATTGCTCAAGTGTCTAATCTTCCTATGCCTTATACCGGTATTAGTCAGCCTGCACCTGTTGCAGCTGGTGGTCAAGCATTAGGTATGATGACAGATATTTTAGGCACTGGTATGCAGGCATTTAGCGCAGGATATGGTATTACGCCAGTAGGCGGCAGTTTTCTCGGTATCCCTAAAACGGCATAACAAATGAAAGGTTTTGAAGAACAGGATTTGTTCCAGGGAGCCACGCAAGCTCAAGGGTTTGCACCCGATCAGGCACCTGACACATCCTCTTTCCTACGGGAAAACATGGGTATGATTGACCGTAACTACGCTCAGGCGGAGTCGGTCCAAAATACTGAACTGAATAGCAAACTTCAGACCCAGATGAACATTCTCAAAGGGTTGCAAGCTTTTTCTCCAAAAGCTATGGAACTGGCTGAGAACCTGGGTAAGGCTTACATTGAAGGTGAGTACGCTAAAGCTACTGCCAAAATGCGGGCAATGGGTCCAGGATTTAATTATGGTGTTTCTGAAGAGCAACAAACCATCTATGATCAGACCAAAGCTGCACTTGGAAAGGAGCAGCTAGAAGTTAATAACATTGCTGCTGAAGCCGCTCAAAAAGGCGAACCTTTGGAAGCAATTAACTACATCAAATCTTTACCTTATTACCAGCGCATTCGTGCTCAAGAGCTTTTTTTAGACTCTAAAGGTAAAGAGTATAAGCAAGCACGTGATGCATTTCTAATGCGAACGGATATTAATCTACGTGCAGCTGATGGCAGTGTTTTTACTCCATCTCAAATTGATGATCAGGCTGACCGTGCACAAATTGCAATGTCGGCGTTCCACCAGCTTTACATGGTTGAATCTGGTGTAGCTGAGTTGCAGCCTAATTCTGCTGCAATGAAGTACATGTATCAGCACATGGATAAAGCTGATACTGAATACATCAATGCTATCCGTAACAATCAAGCTATCAATACTTCTGAAGAGTTTCTGACTAATTCAGTTCAAGCTTTTTATGAAGATAAAGATGTTAACACTTTAATCTCTAACGCTCAGGGTGCTTACAACCCTAAAACTGGTAAGCCTTATACCCGAGCTGAAGCACGTGCCTTTGCAATGCAAACTGTTGTTGATCGGTATGCAGCCGGTGACACAGATATCATTGGAGTTCTTGATGAAAAGGTAAGCTGGGATCCTAAGGGTCGTACGTTTGCAGAGCTGTACGAAAAAGAGATCAAAGGTGTTGATGGTGTCCTAGACAAAATTGATGCTATTGATGCTGATGAGTACAAGACCACTACAAATAAAAAGAAACAAGAGCTAAGAGATGTCATCACTGAAACTCAAGCTTTTCTTGAGAATGCTACTGAAGAAGAGCGTAGTGATCCTCAGTTCTACACCCGTCTAAGGCAACAACTGCGTCCTGAATACGGTGAAGTCAACAGCGATCAATTTGTTGATAATCTAGAAAAAGCTTATCGTCCGGACAAACTGCGCGATGAACAGATGGACCCGCTGATGGCAAAACAAGCTGCTATTAACGGTCTAACAAATGAATGGTTGGATGTTCACCAAGTCTCTTATGACTTACGGCGTAAGTACGCTAATGAGATCCAAACTAGCAATGCAATCAACATTGAAGCTAAAAAAGATCAGGAAAAGTCTGTACGGAACCTGATTCGTAACCAAGCTACTCTTGCTCCTGATGGTACTACTGCTCCCCTTGTTAACATGATTGAAGCCGATCTTGTCAACATGTGGCGTACTGAAACCCGCAGGTTGATTGAAGAAGGTGTGCCCCCTAATGAGGCTTCAGAACGAGCTGTTGTTAAAGTTCAAGCACATTACAACGCTAACGATAAGGACACTGTTGGTGGTTTGTACTACCAAGATCCAGACGCTGGTGGTGGGTATACTAACTACAAAAAAGAGCTAGGTAGACGCGGTGTTAGTGCTGCTAATGTTTCTCAGCGGTATAACAACCTTGAGCGTTTGCTTAAAACATATGATGGTGACTTTAATAGTCTTATCAAATCTGGTCAACTATTCAGTAAACCAGATCTTGAAAAGATTAACACTGTTATGGAACGTGATCCGTTTCTGCTGTCTATTGACAAGAACAACCCGTTGTACGTCCCTGTTGCTCAAGCTAAGGCATTGTTAAGCCGTAATAACCCTCGGCTGTCTTTCCCCAAACTACTCGAAAGGGCATACGACATGATGGATCTTCCTGTGCCACCTGCACTGCAAGAAATTGGACCTAAACTGGACCAATTGACTCCGAGTCAAACTCGTTTCTTGAACAAAGTGTTTACCGGTGATGTGACCCAAACTCAAATTAATCGTGCCATCACTCCTATTAGTTCTATTCCTTTACGTCCTGGTAAAGAGTATGCAATGGGACAGACCGGCATGGCTGGTTTAAGAGGTTTAACTCGTTCCGGTGAAGGCGGTTATACGTCTATGTTCCCCTCTGAATCTTATCCACAGCTAACTAATATGACTATTCGTCAAGTGGTTCAGCTTCAAAAGGATAAATTGAAAGATGGGCGTGCTTCTGCTGCTGTAGGCGCATATCAGTTCCTATATCCTGAAGTCGCTGCTAAACGTGCAGGTTTGTCTTTGGATGATAAATTTACACCAGAAAACCAAGATCGCATGTTTGACGCCACCCTTATGAAAAAACGTCCTAAGATTAACTCTTATTTGACCGGTAAAAGTAATGATATTGAAGCAGCACTAGATGAACTTGCTAAAGAATTTGCTTCGTTTGAATATCGTGGTGGACGTAGTTACTATTCTGATGGTGTAAACAAAGCTAGTATTATGAGAACTAAAGCTGCTGCTGCTCTGAAATCTGCTCGGCAAGAAATGATGAGAGGAGGTTCCTGATGTACGACAACAATCCCGATACTGATACAAGTAATCAGTTTCAAATGTCTCAGGAAGCTCTGACTAACCTGAATCAAAGTGTTGAAGCTGAAAAGGCTGGTGAACAAGAGATTCAAAAATTCTTAGGTGAACCAGAGGCAAAACCTGCACCTAAACAGCCTCAACCTGTAGAACAAGAGCCTCAGCCTACTGAAGAAAAAGAAGAACTTGCACCTAAGCAAGTTGAAGAAAAAGAGAGTATGTACGCAAACTACGGTGAGCGTAAGCCTCTTGGTCCACTTCAGGGTCTTGTAGATTTTCTAGCTGCTCCTGGTCAAGGCTTGAATGACTATGTTATTGACGAGCTAAATAAGATCCCTGGTCTTAATCTTAAAAAGGGTCCAAAGTATCAGAATGATGTTAATCAAGCTGTACGTGAGATCTCTTCTATTGTCACTCCTACGGTT